CAGTTGACATTCTTGGTAACTGTAGGTTTTTCATCAGTCGGTACACTCGTCCGACGCTGATGTTAATGCCATAATCACGCTTGAGAACGTAAGTGATTTTATATGCACCAAGACGCTTATTATAATCTGCATAGATTTGAAGAATCATCTTTGCAATCTCTTGGTTTTCCTTGGTACGGTTAGCTGGTTCTGAATTGTAATGCTTGTAGTATGTGCTGCGATTAACACCCAGAACACGGCATAATGTTTTGATGTCGTGCTGGAATCTTAGTTTATGAACAGCTTCTAATCGTTGTTTGAGTGTGGCGTGAAGATGGCAATCGCTTTTTTTAGTATGAGGTTCTCCTCTTCGAGTTGAGCCATTCGTTTTTGAAGTTCTTTTACCTGTAGAGCGGTTAGTACTTCGCCATCATCGGTTTCGACGGTGGAGTATTGTTTAATCCAGCGACCGAGGGCGTTTATTGATACACCGTACTCTTCACAGAGTGCAGCTTGGGATTTGTTCCCATTTTGATAAAGATTGACGAGAGTTCGCTTGAACTCCTCGTCGTAGCGGGTTCCGCGTTTGGTTGTGGACATGTTCAGATACCTCCTTTTTGGTGTCTAGTTTATTGTAATGCATAGTTACTTATCGTGTCCACTTTTATAATATAGATCCAGTTTAAAAGCACAATAAGCAAGAAATGTGCAGGGATGATTGCAAGGAAAGAATATGGATGGAGAATAGGAAAATACCATTTATGTGATGAATGTAAAAAAGACAAATTGGCAAGGGAAATTGCAAAAGGCAACAAAGCATTAGCGTAAGGAGTGACAGTATGACGGAGAATGAAGCAAATATTTATTCAATAGCATATAGAGATTGCAAAGAAGTTGCAGGCAGTATTGATGTCAATGAAGAGTATGGAAAGGCAAGTACAATATTGTTTTACATGGATGAAATACTTGAAGCACTAAAGATAGCATCCAAACTACAAGAAATCGGAACGGTGGAAGGGTACGAGTTAGCAATCAATGAATCTATTGATAAACATAATTTGATGGTTGTTTACAAGGACAGATTAAAAGAGTTTGAAGCAATCGGCACTATTGAAGAATTGCAGGATTTGAAATCAAGGTTGCGTAGTTACAAAGACCAAATGAGTATCTATGCAGAACAACACAAAGTTATTCTTGCAAGCGATGTTTTAGAAGCGTTAGAAGAACTTGAATGGTAATGATTATGCAAGTTACCAGCAAATTAAAAAAGCACGGAAACACACGGAAAATCGCACGGTGCGTGTTTAAATCGAACGGAAAACGCACGCTTCTGCAAGTTACAGGCAAGTTAGAAAGGAGAAGATATGGCACAAATAGACGAAAACTACGCAGAAAAGTTAGTCAATGTAGTTGCAAAGAAAATAGTTGAAATATTTGAGAATTTAACCATTGAAGATGTGAATATGTATCAAATTGGATACAGCAAGGGAATTGAAGAAGCAATGAAAGTTGTGAAAACAGCATATCACAATTTTTGTGGTTACGATTTGGCATTTATGCAGAAATACGGAAATACAACAGCAAGTCAGCAACACGAAAGTTATTCAACATTGATGATGTATGAGATAGCAAATGAATTTGACAACCTGATTGATAATTTAGAGCAGATGAAGAAAGGCGGTGCGTAAAATGGCGGATAAAGAAGAAAAATTGGTAAAAGACCGAGAATGCATAAAGTGCGAAAGATTCTTCAAATGCAAGGGCAAGCAAAGGAATGTTTCGTGCGTGAATTTTGTACCGAGGAAAGGAAGTGCAGAATGAGTGATTTAGTGCAAACTTTAAAAATGATTAAAGAAGAATGTGAAAGAAACTTTATGTGCCGAAATTGTGTGTTTTATGAAGGCGGTTGCATTCTCGAACCTGTTCCCGCTGATTGGAAGATAAACGAAGATATAACTTTGCCGAAAGGAAGTGAAGAAAATGGGTAGATTGGTAGACATTGATGCGGTGATAAAAGCAGTAGACAGACACACCAAAGATGAATCAGAAGTTGTTTTGGATAATGACATTACTTGCATACTTGAAGAAGTTCCAACCGCTTATGATGTGGAAAAGGTTGTGGCAGAGTTGGAAGAAGAATCATACTCGACAACAGATATAGTTTGCGGTGGAAGATTTGATGCAATAAGGCTTAATAGTGCAATCGGCATAGTGAAAAGGGGTGGGGTGGAATGATAATTAAAGATTATTGGTGGTTTTATAGAAGAATAAAAGGATGGTGTAAGTAAAATGAACGAATTTATAGAAAAACTGATTGCAAGGTTGGAAGAATACCAACTCGAAAATGCATTTGAAGTAAATAATGGATTTATTGGAGTGTGTAAAGATATCGTCAACCAACTTGCAGAAGAACACAAGGGCGGTTGGATTCCTTGCAGCGAGAGATTGCCGGAAAAACAACAACAAGATTATTTGATTTGTGATGATAAAGGGAATGTGTACTCATCCGCATATTATCACAATGCATGGCTTGTCAATGTGGGAACGGATGAAGTTGTGGCATGGCAACCACTTCCGGAACCATACAAAGCAGAAGAAGCGCAATGGAAGCAAGCAATGATGAATACTTTTTTAGCGAGAAAGTGAGGGAATGAACATGGATGCACAAGAATATATGCTGCAATGGGACAAGTTCAACAAGATGATTCAGAACAAGGCCGAAGAAGTGAGGAAAGAGCGTGACAAGGCACAGGGAACCACAGGGCAATCCGATGGGGATAGAGTTCAATCATCCGGAAGCAAGCAGAAGATGGCTGATGCGGTACATAGATACACGGATCTTGAAAGGGAAATTGCCGGGTTAGAACAGAAAAAGCGTGAAATCATAAATACAATCGAGCAGTTACCGGGAGATTTGTATGATGTGCTGCACAAGTATTATATTCAAAGCCTGTCATTAAAGGCAATAGCGGTCAGCGTGGGGAAATCATATTCATGGGCATCTACGCATCACAGACAGGCATTGAAGTGCCTTGGGGAAATCCTGGAAAGGAGCAGAAATGAATGAAAATTATAGAGAATTAGCCAATGCGATTGTTATGCAGGCAGTAGATGATTTCAGGAAATCAATGACGGTTATCAAAAAGGAATTGCCGGAAGATGCAAATATGTGGCAGAGGAAATCACACGAAGCACAAGTGATGTTGGCAGAAGTTGAAGTGGAAAAAATCAAGCGGTTTTTCTATTCGGAGTGGTTCATAATGCTAACAGGATGCTCCGGCGGTAGTGCGTTTGAAAGACTAGTGAAAGAATATGAATAATTGTGAATAATTGCAAACATTTGCGAAGAAATGTGATTGAAGTGCCAAAAACGGTGTTTTATAATTATAATAAGCAAAGTTATCAGTTGGCATCTCCCGTAAAAATGATTAAAGGCACTGCTATTTTGGGCGGTGCCTTTTTTCATGCCGTCAAGGATGCTCTTTCCGTGTTTTGTTTCTCCCATCCTTGGCGGCAATAATATAAAAGAAGGGGCGATATTGTGAGCGGTTTTTCTTATAAGCAGCAATATGCAGTAGTGGTTATTTGTAAGGATGAAAAAGAGCAGGAAAACATATACAATCGTTTAAATGCTGAAGGATACCAATTGAAAGTGGTGGCAGTATGAGAAAGATTGAAGTCCATAACAGAGTAAGCGACTTTAATTCATATCGTGCTGCAAGGGTTAAAAGCCTATTCAATGCAGAGAACGGTTGTAATTTTGACTTGGAAATTGAAAATGTGGATTTGTCCGGAGATTGGAATATCGGTGTTGTAGTCGGTGCTTCCGGTTCAGGGAAAACATCCATAGGAAAACAGATATTCGGAGATAATAAGATTGTAAATCTATCAAAAGGGTGGAGCGATAATAAGCCTATTATTGATGACATAGCACCGGATGGCGATTTCAATACCGTTACCGGGTTGCTTGCATCGGTTGGACTTGGGGATGTACCTGCGTGGCTCCGTCCTTTTTGTGTTTTATCAAATGGGGAACAGTTTAGGGCAGGACTTGCAAGGCTGATTTGCGATAAGCCGGATGAAGTAGTAGTTGATGAATTTACATCGGTTATTGACAGACAGATTGCAAAGATAGGAGCACAAGCGTTCCAAAAAGCATGGAGAAGAGAAAATCCAACCGGAAAAGTGGTTCTTCTTACACCACATTACGATATCCTTGATTGGGTTCAGCCGGATTGGATTATTGATACAAAAGATAAAAGTTTCCTTAGGGGGAATCTTAGGCAACGGCCATCCATTGAGTTGGAGATTAGGAAGGTCAACGGAAGTTATTGGCGACATTATAAGCCACATTACTATTTAGACCTTCCAATGCCGATTGCCGCAGAGTATTTCATTGGTACAGTAAATGGAGAACTTGCCTGCCATCTTGCAGTAAGTCCATGGTTCCACCTTAAAGGATACAGAGCAACAAGGCTTGTAACAATGCCTGAATGGCAAGGTGCAGGAGTAGGAACAAGGTTCCTGGATGCCATAGCACAATACCACCTGGACGGAAATGGACGGAAAAACAAAAAGTTTCCGACATATTTTCATACATCGCATCCGCAGTTATGTTCGGCATTGCGAAGATCTAAAAAGTGGGTGCAGGTATCGGCTCGGTTATATGGGGATAACAAAACAAGAAGTTATAAATCCCATGTAAAGTCTGCAAGAAAAAAGGGTAACGAACATATGGGGAGTGGCTTTGGCGGTCATTTTCGTGCTATACAAGGCTTTAAATACATTGGCGATGGTGGATGCCTATGAAGAAGATTAAAACCATAATTCAGCCGATTGAGGAATACAAAGCCTTTGATAGAAAAGTAAATATAGCATTGTCAGAAGGTTGGAAACTTATAGACAGAAAAGTTATCAGCACAAAAGGGGAACCGAATGAAGTTGGAAGTGCAGCGGTTATTCAATCCCTTTATGCTGAATTTGAAAAAGAGGTTTGCTATTTTGAAGAAGTGACATTATAAAAGCAGGAAAGGAGTGTTGCAGGATGGCGAATAAAAAGAATATAAAGTTAAATGCTAGGCAGCAAAGATTCGTTGACGAGTATTTGATTGACCTGAATGCAACACAAGCAGCTGTAAGGGCAGGTTATTCAGAAAAATATGCTCATACAAATGCAAATAAGTTACTACAAAATACTACAATCAAAGAATTTATCGAAAAGCGAATGGCAGAAAAAGAGAAAGATTTGATTGCAAGCCAGGATGAAGTGCTTAAATATCTCACATCGGTATTAAGGGGCGAAAGCCAATCAACAGAATTAGTTGTTGAAGGAACCGGAGATGGATGCAGTGAAGCAAGGACAGTATTAAAAGAGCCAAGCGAAAAAGACAGATTAAAGGCTGCCGAGTTGCTTGGTAAGAGATATGGCCTATATACAGATAAGGTATCAGCCGATATCAATATTCCAGTTATGTTCAGCGGCGAAGACGAATTGGAAGAATAGGCGGTGTATAGCCTATGAAGTTTAAGGAAGCAAAAAAAATATACCTTCCGGAGTTAATCGGTAAAGGCTATAAGGACTATTGGAACTCAAAGCATAGATATTGTGCCTGTAAGGGTAGCCGTGGTTCCAAGAAATCCAAAACAACGGCCTTGTGGCTGATTTATAACATTATGAAGTACGCATCGGCCAATGCCTTATGCGTAAGACGATTTGCCAATACGCTGCGAAATAGTTGTTTTAGCGATTTGCAGTGGGCGGCTGCCAAGTTGGGTGTATCTCATTTGTGGGATTTCACGGTATCGCCGATGGAAGCCACATATAAACCTACCGGGCAGAAGATATTATTCCGTGGTATGGATGACGGATTGAAAGTAACATCCATTTCCGTTCCGCAGGGTGTTCTTTGTTGGGTATGGGTGGAAGAAGCCTATGAGATTACATCAGAGGACGATTTCAACAAATTGGATATGTCCATCCGTGGTGAGGTTCCGGAAGGACTTTGGAAACAGATTCGATTTACTTTCAACCCTTGGTCAGAACAGACATGGCTTAAGGCGAGATTTTTTGATAAACAAAGTGATTTGGTATTCACGAAAACAACCACATACAGATGCAACGAATGGTTAGACGATGCAGACAGGCGGTTGTTTGAAGAAATGAAAAAGAACAATCCAAGGCGGTTCCGTATTGAAGGTGACGGCGAATGGGGAATTGCAGAAGGATTGATATACACCAATTTTGAAATGGTCGATTTTGATGTGGAGCAGGTAAGACAAACTCCCGGTATCAAATCGGCTTTTTCTTTGGACTTTGGTTTTACTGATCCAAACGCTTTTATATGTTCCATGGTGGATAACAATGCAAAGATAATATACATCTTTGATGAATGGTATCAGACAGGCACCACCAATCAGAAGATAGCGGAACAGATAAAGGCCATGGGATATGGGGGACAGAGAATCGTGTGCGATAGTGCAGAGCCAAAATCAATCAGAGAGTTATGCGATTATGGTCTTAGGGCAGAGCCGTCAAGAAAAGGCCGTGACAGTGTAAATCATGGTATTCAGCAGATACAAAACTACAAAATTATCGTGCATCCACGGTGCATGGAGTTTTGGAAAGAGATAAATAACTACTGTTGGAAGAAAGATAAGTTTGA